CTGGCATAACCAGAGATCATTACAAAGTTTTCATCAGTAGAGTCACCCACTTCTGCTTTAAGCATGTCACTGCTTAAATAGAAAGTTTTATTCATTTGTAACTCCTTGTTGATTACCTGGTCTACCACCCTGCGAAGGATTTGCTGCAGAGCCAGCAATATTAGCTGGAATACGTAATCCATCATTACCCTCAACTGCAGCAAAGCGCAGCGCCGCTCTAGCTTCGTTGGGAGTAATAATTCCACTGTTAACCAGTGTAGAGTGATATTGGGCAACGTCTTTTAGTTCTGGCTGTAATGCACTTACAGAACTTGTGACAGGTTCTACGTCATAGCCGAAAAAGCGTTCCACTGCTGAAACGTATTTACGAACAATGGGTAAGACCGTTTCAAGGTAAAATAACCGCAAATTAGGTGAAATGTTGGCGTTATTACCACCCATTAAGAGTACTGGTGGTACACCTAGTGTTTGCAAGATTTTTTCTTGATGGGTGCGCATGGCTGCGTCAAAGTCCATGTCGCGAAAGTTGGTTTGTGCTAGTGGCAGGGGTTTCAATCCACTATCTAGTATAACCGGACGACGTGTTCCGGCTTTGGGATTGTACTTTTGCAACCAGTTTTGAATTGTTTTTTCCTTAGCAGCTTGGGATAAGGTATTTTCAGTACCAAATACCACACCAAACACAGCACCATTATCAAAAAAGTTCTTTTGTAGTGACTGCATGCTGTAGATGGTTTCAATGCTTTGGCGAGCCGCCGCTAGGCGGCTGGTTCCACGATAAATGCTGCGTGAGCTGGTATCGTGAAACGTAAAAATCTCGTCAGGGCCAAACTTAACTGTTGAATTAGAGTAAGTATAACCGCTGATAAATGTTCGTTCGTCGGTTTCAATGTCCACCTGCTGTGCTGGCAAGTGGTATAAGAAGGCACCGTCGTAGTAGATAAATGCGTTGCCTTCTAGGAGAAAGTCAGTAAAGATGTTTTTGCGAAAATCTTGTGCTGACTGGTAAGGATTAGGACGATAGTTTAGTAGGTTGTTTAGCTGTTTAGCGCGAGTGCCCACTACCACTGAACTAGGAAGACTAGATTTTACATCGTAGTCTAAGCTGCTAGCTGCTTGTACTATTAGGCTAACACCGCGATTCACCGCCTCTACACGCTCAAATGCTTGTTCGTATACAGGTTGTGCTGTGGTGCTGACGTCAGTACCGGCCTCTAAGGCGATCTGTGGTTGTGCACGATTAAATTTCTCGGCTACCCAGTTTGCTAAATTGTTGAGTAGCATTATACAAAGTCCTTGAAAAAGCTAGTTGTTGCTGCGGGCTTTTTACCGGTTTTCGCCAGCTCACGCTTACGTTCCAGCCAACGCTGTTGCAGTGGCACAGTATGTGGCAGCGGTGATTTGCCGTAGTGGGAGTGCAGCTCTACATGGTGTGGGTTGCACAATGTGTATACATCCACGTAAATTTCTTGGTGGTGCTCTGCAATGAATTGGTCACGTATGGCTAGAACTCCGGCATCGGTACTAATATCGTAGTTGTGCTCCGCAGACCAACGCTCCAGCAAGTAGTTTATCGATGCTAAGTGATGCAGCTCTAAGTCCACATCAGTACCACAAATATAACAGTGGTCTTGTTTCGTATAGGCTGACTTAGCACGATCACGAATCCACTTTACTGCCACACGTTTATTGGTATTCTTTGCCATTTATTTATATACACCCAATTATTAACACTATTATACCCCAACCACACAACAACTTCAACGCAAAATTTCTTATACCACAAAACTATATGTGGCATAACGCATGGCATCTGCCATGTGCGAGTACTGATCATGAACTGGACGCTCACGATTAGCCGAGATATCCCAGCGATACTGGTCCAAAACCTGCAGCACACGCTTACAATTGGGCTGAACAAATAGGCGGTTCTGTTCCACAATATTTTGCAAGTAGGTAATACCGGGTAGTACAGCTTTTTTAGCAATAACGGTGGCAATGTCGTATTGATAGGCCAAGTCAGCAGCAAATTGTGCAGCTGCCGAATCAATAAATACTGGATCACACCCATACTTGGCAATGAGCTCGTGGAAGCGTTCGGCGTGTTCACGTGTGGTTTTTGCTGCACGTTCGTACTCGTCTAAGACCCAGTACTGCTCCAGTTGGGGGTCATATCCTATAACAACAAAAGCGGTAGCATCACGGTAGCCGGGGTCGCAACCAGCAAAGCACTCTAATCTGGCTAAAACTTCTGGTGGGCACTCTAAAACCTGCTCGGCTTGGAACTGGTAGACTTGACCCTCAAACTCAGTGAAACTGGCACAGTACTCCTGCTGAAACTGCTGATGTGTCATAGACCGCTGTGCCTCCAGCACGTCTACAGCCGACATTCTGGGATTTTCATGGTAGTCGGCCTGTATCGACACCCACTCCGGGAAGTTGGGGTCAAAACCACGGTTGAAAAATTGCGAAAACCAGTTGTTGCGTCCGCGTGGGGTAGAGATAAAAATAGCCTTTGAGTTAGGCTTGTCTAGTGTAGGTCGCAACTGAATATTAAAAGCTGATTCGCCGGCTGTGGTTAAGGCGGCCTCGTCGAATATAATCAAGTCATAGCTGCGACCCACGCAACTATCCACAGTTGAAATAGAACCCATGCGGATGGTGGAACCGTTGTCCAGTTCAATAATCTTGTCCTTTAAATTATTTCTGGCAATCTCTAAATCAAAGTGGTCAATAAACTGGCGCTGCAGTTCGAAACTAATGCTACTTAAACTATAATTAGGTGACACCAGCAACACAGCACTATTGGGTACTAGTGTGACCAGTTGCCCGATTACATTGGCAATATAGGTTTTGCCCAGTCTGCGGGCTAGTGCAGCGCATACAAAACGGTACTGAGGGTTGTTAACGGCGTTAATGAGTGCTACCTGAGCCGAATTCATGGTATCCCAAGCCCCCAGCAGCTTTAGGTAGTTTTGAATAGGCAGCTTGATAAACCTCAATTGTACAGGATACTCTACAATGTGGTCGTGTGGTATGTCGTTACGGCTTAGGGTCAGCATCTAGTAACCTGGAAATAAGTTGTTGGTAATTGCTTCCGCCAGCATCGTTAATCTGCACATTGACCTGATTTTTGATATGCTGGTCTTTTTGCTGCAGCTTCAAGAACTCCAGCTCTAATTGGAGCTGGTCCATGGTAAACTTGTGCGATAGGGCTAAGAGATCAGCAATGTCCTTGGTCGATCCAGTTTCACTCATCTCCATGTCCTGAAACTTCTTGGCTATAACCGCGTCCAAGGCAGCACGCAACTTATAGCGGTTGTTAAAGCCTACATCACGGAATACCTGATCAATGTATAGCCGGACCGGTGTCTGTGCCAAGATATCCGCTACCAGCTCTGTGGATAAATTCAGGCTGTCTGCGGTTTGTTGTATGGAATGTGTTTGCAGGTAGCAGTCTGCTACCTCAAGATGCTCAGGTTGGATACGGACGGTTTCTGCCGGTAAAGTAGTGGGTGGTTTCATGGTGTGGAAAATTATTGTGATAGTGCAGTGTAGCATATGGTGGTGGTAATTGTCTACGCTAGATTTTAGCACCCTGTTGGTTGCGGTGATTTTTCTGGTTGAACGCGTGTGAGGGGGCGCAGCGCTATCTAAAAATTATAAGTCTAATAACCGCCCTAGTCTAGTTGATTTTTTCTATTAACCTGGTTTTGGCGATAGAAAAATACAATTGACAAACTTTGGTGATCTAGACTATAATACAATCTCACTCAACAAGGAAACCGAGATGTTCTACGATCAAGCCGAGTTCGACTTTCAAGTGTCGGAGTACCTTGCCCTGGGTATGACCCTTGCGGAAGCGCGCTTGCTGGTGCGGCAGAATGAGCAGCGTGATGCGCTGGAATACAGCCGCTGGTGTGAGGAAGCCGAATTGGAAATTGTGGAATAACCCTACACTTGCAAGGGGATTGTGAATCCCCTATAATTGTCTACATGGAAAACGCAATGCAACATCACAAAGCCGAGATCGCTGACCTGTTACAGGAAGCCGCTCAACTCCTGGCCAAGGCCGCTGTACTGCAAATGTCGGTTGACAATACATTCAAACCCGGTGTAGACTACACTCAAGCAATCGAAGTTCTCCTCAACTGGAATCAAAAGGTGAAACAATGAACCAAATCTTCGCAGGCATCAGCCTTGTTTGCACTATCGTTTGTGGCGCGTCTCTGGTAGAATTGCCCAGTACTGCCAGCACGCTGGAGTTTATGGTCTTGGGTGCTGCTACTGGATTCCTGTCGTTTCTCACCCTGAACCTCATCAAGGACTAACACTATGTCACCCAATCAAGTAGCCCAATGGTTTGCAGACAATCCCGGTTCGTGGTTTGCTTTTCTGGACGAACTCCGAGCAGTAGCATCTGACGAGCAATTGATCATGCTAGCGGATGATCTGCAATACATGGTGTATGAATATATGAATGACCCAAATGATGATCCCGGTGAGCATCAAGAATGGCACGATTTTGATCCAGACTGTTAGGCCCAGGCCATGCTGCGGTGCAGCATGGCAGGCGCCAATTATACACTATATAATTGGGCTGGGTCAACACCTGGCTGGCAACTTTTTTGCATATGCATATAGCAAAAGGTTGCTTGTGTGGCCTGGTGCATCATGTATAATCTTCACATCAACACACAGGAACCCAGATCATGATGACCTTCGATTCAATCCAATCCGACGAATTTGTGCCGTTTGAGTTTACTGTGACCCCCCAAGAATTGGAAGATATGTTTGTGGAAGATTTAAACCGTGAATTGCGTGAACTTGCCAGCGAAACCAACTAAGCCCAGACGCGGCCCCATGCGGCCGCAAACTGGCGCGGGTCAGCACAAGAATCTGAAACGCCTACAAAAAATGGGCTTGACTAAGCGAGGAAAACCACTGTGAAAATCAAGCGTTTGTGTGTGGGGTTGTTTGTTGTGTGTGTGGAACAAGTTTTGCCCCATAAGCATGACAGGGTGCTGTTCTGTGGTACACTACGGCGTTGTGTGGAATTTTTCGAAGCGAACAAAGGACTGCAAAAATGAAACTCTACATCTGGACTCAAGTGCTGGAAAACTACGGCGACGCCGAAAAGCCCCACTGGAAAGCCAAGGGTGGTGGCGAGTATTTTGTGCCCGGTGTTACCACCGAAAACTTGGACAAGGCGCTGGCTTTAGTGCTGGACGATATTGGGCTTTCCAATGAGTATTTTCAGGAATACGTCCGAGGCTGGGATCTTGTGGAAGATGACTTTATGACCCAGTTTGAGCGAGATCAGCTGGAATACGATGGCCGGATAGCCTACCCTGCTACTGTGCTCGAAATCAACACCGAGATTTAGCACAGGGTGTTGCGTTTTCGCAACACCAGGGGCGCCAAAATTATACATTATATAATTTGGGCGTGTCAACACCGCAATTGTAAATTTTTTTGTTGCAAAAATTCACACCTGGGCCTGAATGTGTGCTATACTGTGGACTGTTCTGTAGGGGTTCTGTATGTCGCAATTGAAAGCCTATGCTGCTGCTGCACAGCCAGTGCTGCAAACCACTGCCCAAAAAATTTGGCGCATGATGCAATATAAAATGCCTGAATTGCAGCAATTTGATTGCCCGGATATTATTATGAATAACCGTTTGCGATCTACTGCTGGATTGTGTTATTTTAATAATAACAGAATTGATATTGGCACTAAGTTTTGCCTACATTCTCGTGAATATCAAATCTATATTCAGCGGATTATCTTGCCGCATGAATTAGCCCATCAAGCCGATTTTAACTTATTCGGTTTGAGCGAATTGAAATGTGGGCATGGTAAAAACTGGGAATATATTATGACCCATATTCTCAACTTGCCTGCTAATAAATATCACAAAATGGAGCGTGTATAATGCTTGCATGGATCGGCACAGTTTCAAGTGTATTCGGGGCATTCTTGGTTGCCAATCAATTTTTTATCGTAGGGTATTCACTGTTTATTGTGGGCAGTTTATCCTGGGCCGTTGTGGGATTAAAGCGTAGAGATATGGCGCTATTCTGGCTTAATGCTATTTTCCTGTCGGCTAACATAATGGGGATTTGGAATAACATTTAAAAATCAAGTGTGGTATTTTTACCACACTTGAGGCGC